ATGTGCTTACGTTTTGCTTCTTCAATTTCGCATTCACATGCCTTTCTGATATTCAATACATTATCGTAATGAACTCTCACATCAAGCTCATTCGTAGCGTGAGCGATATTAACGCAAAAAACGTCTCCAATTTTAAAAGTTACCGTGAAATATTGTTTAGGTTCATCTCCCTTTGTTCCCACAACCTGATGCTCTGTATTGGTTATTTCACCCATCACATCAAGCATTCTCTGCTTGTACATATTCGTTACAAGCATCTTGACATCTTGAATAATATCAGCGATTCTTTTGTAGCATTTATCGTCAAAGAAACGACCACGCATATCAGAATCTGAAACCAGAATATTCGTAATGTCATCAGTTATGGAATGTATAAGGCTTACTTCAATATCATAACGATCCTCACCAGTCTCGATTGTTACATAGATAATATGCAGATGGTTGTTTTCCTTAGTTACTCCTGTTAGTACGCAATCACCTAATTTCATCTGATTGATTGCTCTCTCCATTTCTCTTGATAATACTTTAACGTTCTTCATAACTGCTCTCCTTCCCTTGGCAACAATCCCCAATTTTGCAATGTTTCTGTTACGGAACGAGACAATTTGTCATAGTTATCACCAACTAAAATTGGTTCTTCCGTCCCCTCTCGTTCTTCCATGAAATTTTCAACCTGATCCATGATCTGTCCGACCAGTTCTGTTGTATCATCTGAATTGTCATTTTTGACTGCCTTGATCCCTGTTTCGCATTTTCGTAAGTATGATGTGAAGGAAGTTCCGACAATTGATTCAAACAAATCGAGAAATGCCTTTTTATCGGCGGTTTTCTCATAAATGTCAAAGACTTCATTTGAAACTCCCGTTGCATCTTCCTCCAGACCTTCTTCCAGTAGATCCACAAGAATTGTGTCGGCATCGTGAAATGCTACCCCAAACACGTTTGCATTCACCTTGTTATGTAATTCTCTTACTTTTTTTACTTTTTCTTCTATTGTCACAGTCTTGCCTCCCATCCAATGCCTTTAATTTTTGTGTTGATTTTTGCCTTAGCCAGAATCTCTCTGACCGTTTCGTCGATAAAACAAGATTTGCCGACTTCGTTAAGCTCCGTATAAACACGAAGTAGTTCCCACCGTGTTGCCAGTGGAACATTTTTAAATCCACGAATGTTTCCACCATCCATTAACACATCTACCCATTTCTTCAACTTTTTCATTTGTGCCATCTCCTTTTTTAATGTTCATCAAATACTACCTGCTCACCATTCTTGAGCACCCAACAGCCCACACCTGTCTTCGCGCATTCCGTGCAGTTTCCACCACACATCTTTGCATCAGGTCTAGCTGTTGTAGTTCCGTCTTTGTACAAAACGTGGGCTTCCGGCAGATTGAATGGATTCTCCATCACAAGATCCTTCCAACCACTAAAGATCAAGTGCAGGTTACTTGGGATCACTCCACCATCTGCAAGAAATTGATTCACAATACTAAACTTCTTTGTGAAGCACAAAATCTCACAGTGGCTTTGCCTTGCGGAAATCTCTACCATCTTTTCAAAGTATTCTCTGTTCGGGATATCCCCCGAAACATGAAAACGAAAATACTTTGACAACATAATTACAGCCTCAGCTTGTCTCCAGAACACTTCTGGCTGTTCTCTTAGCATTTTGAGGTTATGTAAATAAGCTGCCTTGACCGGAGGTCTTATCTTCTCAAGCTTTGCTGCGTAACACTTATTACGGCAAAGACAATCCTTCCGGCATGTAATAATTGCCGGTAAAGAAATTGATGGAATCCTTCCCATCTTAATGTTTCCGTTACTCACGGAAATCTGATTTGGTTTTGGCATAACTACCACCTTTCTAGTGCTTTTGATTGCACTGTAAAAGGCACCGCCAAAGCGATGCCCTCTGTCAGAGAAATCAAATGTTTAGATGTTAAGTATCAGCTGTTCTGCCTTGCCAGATGTTTTACTCAGCTCATCTGAAACCAGTTCATCAAGTGTATCGAAGAGCTTGTCCTGACACAGCAGAGCTAAGTGGTTAGCGAAATATTCGCTTCCCTTTGCTGTAGATAACAGAGCCTCAGCCATAAGTGTCTCAGAACTTTCGTACTTGCTATACAATGCTTTTAAAGCTCTGATTGTTTTGGCGCTGTATGCCTTGGAGCTGTATTTTCCTGCTGACCAGTTCAGATCTGTAATAACTTCAAAAATCTTATTTAGCAGGACTGGATTCTTTCGAGCCATTACAATTCCGTCAGAGACAGACGTTAGTACCCCGATTGGATTCTTTTCCGCTTCCTCATCTCCACGGATGACTATATGGTATCTGTGCGCAATTTCCTTTAATGCAAGACAGTCAGCTCTGCCAGCTTTTACACCTGCCTTATAGGTATCAGCAGGACTCATCGGACGTCTTGCGGTCTGATCAAGGAATAACTGAATTGCCTCTTTCTCGGTTAAATCTGTAATTAACTCTACAGTAACAGTTTCGATTCTTCCTAAGAATGCCCCGTAAAGGCGATGCATTCCATCAACACAGATCAATTTTCCACTTGGAAGATACAGCACCTTCGGGACCTCCCATTTGTGGCGGTCATAATTCTCACCAATTGTTGTTGCCGCTGGAACATACAATTTCCGCTGCCACACTGGGATATGTACGTACACTGGATCAATGCACACTAATGTCTTGTCTCCGAAATTACCATTTCGTTTTGCGGTTTCTACGATTACCTTGACCGCTTCTTTCTCTACCTTGCCAGTGAATTCACGCTCTTTACGTGTCTCCTGTAACTTAGCCTCTACCTGTTTTGCTGTTAAATAAGTACTCATTTTTTGTATCCTCTCTTTCTCTTTTAAAAATAAAAATGAAATTCGTGTTTTATGTAATCATAGTAGGGAAATTGCCAATAATCCCAATATAATTGATCCAATGAATATTCCGCCGCCGAATGCGTTGTT